CCCAACGGGTCACAAAATACGACACAATGTGCGTTTCCGTTGACCCCGTGTACCTGTCCGACGTGCGATTCTGCTCATCTTCCAGGTCAATCACCGAACCCGTCGTAGCGACGCATCCCGCCAGCACCTTGGGGCGCCCCGACGGTGGTCGAAACGCCGTCATCGGTCCCGCATCAATATCTGACGTGACCCAAGCGCCGCCCTGACCCAACGTCGGATCAAAGATCAGGGTGCGACGGGTCGTCGCGCCGTCCTCTGTCCAATCGACAGATGCGTACAGTTTGTTGTTACCCCACGCGAGCTGCGGAGGGGCCGTGAACGTGATACGCCCATCGCGTATCGCAGGATCCAACTTGTCGAACAGGTAAAAGAACTGTTCCCTGTTATACAGGTACACGCCGTCTTCACCGTTCCAGAAATAGCACCCGTTGGGTGCAACCGCAGGAGTGGACAGCGGAACCATCCCGACTTCCTGAGTGATCGTCTGAACCTGAAACGAATCAGAATCAAACCCCGTTATCGCAAACACACCGTTCGTTTTGAACACCAACAGGCGGTCACCGAACGGTGCCAATCCTGTGATGAACCCGCCGCTTTCACCAATGTCGATGTCGGCGTAGTCGTCTGCTGCCCACTTCTCAGCCTGGTTGGCTTGCGACCAGCGAACCCGAGACTTGTAGGCGGTAGCTGACTCGTAGGTGTTTGCGGTGAACGCAAAGTTGTTCCAAAAAGCCACATACTGGGCTTGCGGAAAGTTGCCGTCCGTTCCATCCAACGTGGTGCCCAGGTCCGCAGCCGTAGTACCATTCCACCTGAACGACGGCTTGTCATACGACACCCCGTAAGAAATGTTGTTCATCGTGATGCCGTACACCCGAGAACCTGCCGTACGGGCCGTGATCCCCGTCAAATCAGTAAAGTTGCCGCTCGCAGAATGGGCAACCTTCGTGTCATAGTTGACCATCACCGCCGAGTTGGACACAATGTCAGGGTAAAACCCCCACAAACCCTGAACATCAGCGGACAACGCCGTCGGGTTCCTGCGGTCCACACCGTCGCGCATCTTGATCCCGCCACGCGGATCAACAGTCACATTCAACAAATCAGGCGACTCGTCGCCCGACAGGTTGAACTGATCGGACCTCAGATTCAATCCCCCCGAAAACGAATCCAGGGTTTCCAGCGAAAACTGGCGTTGCGCGCTACGAACCACCAGCTACTCCCAAGAGTAACGTAAACGGTTTGGCAAAATCACCTGTGACCGCCACCGCGACGCATTGCGACTGTTCAAAACCACAGGTTGCGGTGCAGGCATGTCGTCATAACGGTCGCTGAGATTATTCAACTCCTGGTAGAAGATCGACAGGTACTGCTGCGCCATCAACGGGTCTTCCTGCTGCTCGTAAGCGCGAGCAATCCCGTAAGTAGCAACCACGACATGGAACGGATCAGGCAGATCCGACGGTTCGACCGCATCGGCTACACCAGCTCCGAAAGCCGCAGGGTTCGCATAGCCACGAATGTAGATTGTCTCAACTGATGTCGGTGTCGGATACAAGCGAACCGACTCCGCCCAGAAAGACCACCACCAGGGAGAACCTGTCCCGTTGACGTTCAACGGGTACACGACATCGCCCTCGTCGCGGCCCACAAACGACACGACATGATTATCGGTACGCAACGATGCGATTTCACGCAACCCGTTGGTGACCCCCGTACCGACCGCCGCCAAGGTGTAATCCTTCTGCGACGCAACAGTGTCGAACGTGGATGCCTTCTCAAAGAAAGGCCACCGCTTCTCCGTGTAAACAATCAGGTCGTAACCCTCACCGAGAAAACGGTTCAGGGTGTCGTCTGAAATGTCCGACGAGTCAATGTCCACCACAGAGCGGACATAGGAACGCATGGTGGAAATGTCCACCAGCTACTCCTTCGGAGTGTGAAAGATGCACAGGTCGCTGCCCGTAACGGGACGCCCCTTACAGGGCGCCCCGCTGCGAGTCAACGAACTGCACTTGACCGATTCTGGGACAACGGGTTCGCCGCCTATCGGATTGACTTGCTGGATGTTGCGGGAGAACCCCACGGTTTGAGGCCGTGGTGTCGAATCCCGAAAATGGTCGCCAGCAGGCTGCCCGTATGGGCGTGAGCCAACCTTGTAAACGTTAGCGAATTCTCGTCCCATCAGAATCAGGTGGCCGAGTGCATGAAACCCTGCCGTGCACGGTTGCTGCATGTGAGCTGGCCGTAGCACAGAAGCTGTGAGTACACAGCGTCCTGGTTGGTTGGGCGCACGAACGGTGTCGGCTTGAACCAGACATCGCTATGGGCAACCAACTGTAGGTACTTGGTGTTCAGGAACAGGAACTGACCAGACGCACAGGCATCATCGAAGGTCACGGGGCATCCCTTGAACAGCAGGTTCTGGAACCCACCGTCAGCCATGTCGGTATCCGTGTACCGAATCTGGCTCTCCAAGAGTGCCTCGTACTTCTCGTACAAAGCCTGCGTGGTGATGCCGATAGTCGGCTGGTCGTTACCAACCGAAATGGTGTTATATATGTTAGCCATGCTGGCTACAGTGATCGCACCACCCTGATCGACTTCAGTGGACTTCCAGAACGAGTTGCCTGAGCCAGTCGGGTCGATTCCACCAAGGCTCACGCCCGTTCCGCCGACAATGTTGCCTAGACCGTTCCAGTCCTTGCTGCTGTTGCCCGACCCGTCAGCCCAAAACATGGTGTTCATGTTCTCGATAACGGTTTCCTGCGTCTGGAAAATCTTGCCTTCCAGCAGATCAATGATCTGTGCCTCACCGTTATTCTTGGCTTCCTCGATGCCCGAAATGGTCACCGTGGCCGCATACTGCCCCCACGAATACTCAGCCGCGCTGATGCCCGTCTGTGCCGTCGTGGAAATAGTGTCAGTACCGCTGTACGAGCCAGCGGTTGAGTTCGTACCGTAAATGATCGGTACAACGATGGTCGCCCCACCACTAATCCGACGAATGGTCTGCCCATTCGTCAAAGCGTAGAACAACGGCCTTGCGCTGAAGATGTTATCTGTCAGCTTCGGGATGTAGTTCTTTAGCGTAGTGGAGAGAATCTCGTCAAAGTTAGCGTTACCCGCCATTTGAGTTTCTCCCTAAGAGGTTTATGTGGTCAGTTCTTGTTTCGCCATCGCAAAGGCTTCACGGATAGACATGGGCTTGCCCGCAGATTGGGAAACAACGCTTCCTTTTTGAGTTCCAGTCTTGGACTCAACCAGGGAAGCATCCCGCTTCGATTCTGTTACATCCTTGTCCGCCTGAAGTTTCTCAGCGGTGGACGCAACGTCACCAAATCTCATGTGGGCATAGGCCGCATCCAGGTTTGAGATTTGATTACGCAAAGCATGATTGAACAGCTCCTGCTCATCAAAATCCCCGTACCTGGATTTCAACCCCGCTACTTCTTTGTCAAGGGCGGTGCGTCGCCCAACCGCAGCCTGCTGCTCCATCTGGTGTTCGATCCGCGCAATCCGCTGCTCAGTCGGATCCAACTCATCCCAAGCTTCCTGCTGCTCATGGGTGGGTTGGGTATCCAAACCAAACGCGGACGACAACGCTGAGATCGTTCCAGAAGGATCCGCCTCCAACGCCTTAGCGATGGATTCGGCCTGCTGCAACCGTTGACGCTCAGATGCCAACTCCTGCGTCTTACGGGTGTAATCCGCCTGACGTTGGTATCCGTCCCGAAGCTCCGACAAGCTGACCTGCTGTTCCTCGCCGTCAACCTTGACGACATACGTTTCCGCAGGTTCCTGACTTACTTCGTCTGATGAAACCTCTGGGGTGTCCGCTGACGCGGGTTCCGTCGTTTCCATGTTTTCTTCTGGCACTATCGCCTCCTGGGAGTCCGAAAGGTTGCTCCTAGAAGGACATACACCGTGTCCCACCCGTTACAGGGAAGGCAACTCCAAGCCCATCTGGTTTTGCAACTGGGCTAACAACTCGGGCGGAACACCACCCGTCGGAGCAAACACAGGCTCCTGCGGAGGCAACGGCGGCATCTGCGGAGCCACACCAGCTTCCGCTTCAGCAACCGCCTCAGGTGGTGCCTGCTGCTGCTGCTGCATCATAAACCGTTCAGGATTCTTGATATCGAACCCCTCACGAAGAACGTGCATCGCCAACGCCGACGGGTCAATCACCGTGCCAACCAGAGGCGCAATAGCGTTCAGCAACGACACCGCCTGCTGCTTACGAATCGTGTCATTCATCGGCATGGTTGAACCACCCTCAACCGTGAAGTCGTACTCGCCCGCAATATCCTCACGGGTGTACTGATAGAAAATGTCTTCACCCTCACGACCCGTGATACGGGCCACCTGCTCCCCCGTCATGTACTGCTGCAACAGTTGAAGCACCCTGCGGGCAACAGCCGAAATAGCGATCTCGATGATCGCCAACTTGTCCGCTGCCCTGGCGTTCGCAGCATCAGCAATAATGGACGCCTCCGTCGCTGTACGACGAATCTCAGGCATCTGCCCGCGCGCATACTCGTTGACACCCGACACCGTGTTGATGTCCTGCTCAATAATGTTGGAATAGGCGTAAATCTCGGGAGACAACGGGGTTTGCGGCATCGGAATGACAACCTCCGACAAAGGCTTATTCTCATCAATCACAGGGACCAGACGGCCATCGTCGTCAGATTCCAAAGCTTCACGACCCTCAGGGCCAAAGCTGCGTTCGTGATACAGGTATTTGCGTCCGTACCGTTTACGGTCGTTCATCAACTGTGAACGGGTCTTGTCCAACTCCAACTGCAAAGGCTCAATCGACTCCAAATCCCCAATCGGGTAAAAGAAATCGGGAATGTCGTAGTTCCTCAACATCACAAACGGTTGACCATACGCATACGGCATCGGAGTCGGATCAGCCAGGAACTCGTCGCCATTCGCAGCGCACACCGACATCGTGTTGGACGCAATGTCGTAATACTCGTACAACGTGACACGCTCCACGTCATCCAAATACTCGGCACCATCATTGATCGGGTTATCCCAGGCGTTCCGAACCCCAGAGTCAGGACCAAGACGTTTCCGCACCGAAGCCTTGTAACGCTTATCTTTCTTCACCTCGGCCAGCGGGCGAATAATCTGCTGTGCGATCCACTGAATGTCCTCCATGCACGTTGCTTCAGGATCGACAAACACATCAAACGGTGAAACCCGCTCCACAAACGGCTGATCCTCAACAATCCTCATCGCCGTAGATGGAAGATTCGCAGCGATCTCCTCATCAGTTGGCAAATCGGCAGCAATAAACGGATCAGCAAACGCCGCCTGATCGACCTCCATCACCGACTGGGTATACAAATCGTCCAGCTCGCCATCGCCCAGCATCTGTTCCTGCTCAACGAAACGCCAACCAACCTTCAACCAGCCGTGGCCGAAAATCAGAAAATCTTTGACAGAACGACGGAACGGCTTACGGAAATCGTAATGCCGCCACAAATAGTTGACAATCGCCTCAGAAATAACTGCCGTTTCCGTATCCTCAGGATTGCTTGCCTGGACGACAATCTTCGGATGGTTCACCGCAACCGACGGTGCGATCACATTGATCGTCGAAAACGCCAGATTGACAGCGATCATGTCCTGATTGGCGATAGTGGTGGACGGCCAATGCTTGCCGCGATACAAGTCATTCAACCTGCGCCACGTCCTGTCATAGCCCTCATCGTCACGCCAACGACGCGCCAAATCCAGGCGCTGCTTGTACTGGTCGTGAATCTCCTGACGGGTCTTACGAGCCATCAGAAATACGCCTTATCAGGCAACCGTTCAATGTTACGCCCCTGAGACAACGCCTCAGATTCAACCTTGCGGCCCCGTTCCTCACGGGTCAAATGCTGCTCATCGACAGGCAACTGGGCGCGAAAAGCACGCTCCGTGTTGAAACGGATACCCGTCAGCTTCTGCCGCCACGACCAAAGATCAGCCAACTCCACATCACTTTGCGGACCCTTCAGATCCGTGACGTACTCGCAGAACTGCTCGTAGGACGCCTCCGCAGGGAGGACAGCCACGACTTACGGGCGCTTAGTATGAGGCGCCGCGTTGTGCCCAGCCAAATCAGGCTGCGGCTTCGACGGCTCAACCTTGCCCGTTTCACCATGCTGATTGAACGGCGTTTCACGAACACTGATCTGACCGTAGCCACCATCCTGGTTGGCGTACTTCGGGTCACTGAACCGCTGCTTCGGAGATTGCGGTGCCGCAGGCTCCCAAATCGGGTTAGCCACGACAGAACCACCGCGCTCCATCTTGTTGTTCTGACCCTTCGGCCCGTCAACAGTCTCGGTGCCGTTTGTAAAGGCAACGAACCTTGCCATCTGATACTCCTTATCGGGAATCCCTACTAGGACATTCGCCGTGTCCCACGCACATTGTGGACACCTATCTGCGTAGACCCAGACGCCCGCTCCGACGGGATTTGACGGCGAAACCAATCAACCGTCCAATAATCATCAACAGCAGGCGCAAACTCTGGTGCATGAGCATACTTTCGCATCTGATTCGCCAAAGCCAAAGCTATCACACGGTCATCATGCGGCGACCCCGACATCGACCCCCGCTCATTACGGACAAACGTCCGCAACTCCGCCAACGTATTATGATCCCGCAACTTCAACTCCGTGTTCTTCATAGCGGAACCCAACTCGTCAATCATCAACGGTTTCGTTGTCCGCGTCGTCTTCCACCCAAACTCCTGCGACACCTTAGAAGTCGCCTTATTCAACGCCCGACGACGAAACAGATTCGGATGCCCCAACTGACGCAACACAGTAATCGTCGTCAACCCATGATTATTCGACTCGACACACGTCAACGCATCCCGATACCACAACGACAACCTGTAAACCTCATGGGCCAGCTCATCAGGCGCAATATGCCCATGCCACACAGCGACCTGCTCACCCGTTTTCACACACAACACCTGGGCACACGAATAATCACCATGACCCAACCCCTCAGCCGTATCCACACCAATCACATACGCCGACATGGCGTCAGGATCCGACCACACCGTCAAACTCACGCCGCCCTCCACTCCACGCTACGACCACTCGTAGAAGCCAACCAACCAGACCGACCCGAATAACACCCCGACTCCAACTCACTCAACATATCCAAATCGAAAACAGGGTTACCCGACCTGATAAACGCCTGCTCAGGCGACGACGGATACTCCTGATGCAACTGCCACGACAACATCGACAACTTCTTCGCCTCATACCACGACTCGTCACGATCCTCAGAAGCCGACCACGGAAAAAACATGGTCACAAACCTGTTGTTCCCCGCCGAAGCCCCCGTCCACAAATGGTGAAAAAAGTTTCCCGACCCATTCGCCGTAGACAACCCGATAATACGCCCACCGACATCAGCGACAGGCTCAATGGACGCCCAAGCCTCCTCAGGATTAGGCAAAAACGCCCACTCATCAACAACCACCAACGTCGCAGACTCACCACGCGCAGGATCCGACGCAGACGGCATCGACGCAATCTGCGAACCATTATCGAACGCCATCTTCTGCTGATGCTCAACCACCGACCTGGGGCCACGCTCCAACATCCACCTCGGCAAATGCGAAAACCCGTACTTCGACTTCTTCAACAACAACACTGATTCCCGCTCCGTGCGCGACAAATCAATAATGTTCTGATCCGCGTGAAAAAACGCCAACCAAAACTGGTGCGCCGCAACAAGAGTCGTCCACCCAATCTGACGGGCCTTCAACGTCAACGAATAACGATTCTCACCCCACTGATCTAAAGCCTGAGACTGGGCGTCCCGAAGATCAAACAAGATTCGACCGTGAGCAGGATGGGCAATATGCCAATACTTGCGGAGAAAATATTTCTCATCGGCCACACAGCGACGCCACTCCGCCTCCTGGCGAAGCTCACCTAGACGACTCATCTAATCGAACAACGACTGTAACGTCCGACCCAAACCCCAAACCATAAAAGCTACAGACAAGAACATTGCTGTCACCAGCACCGACACCAACCACTTCACTGGCACGACTCACACACCTCAGGCGTTTCCAAACCGCACACCAACGGTGTGTCATCCATAAACGGATCCAGCTCAGGGTGTTCACCAAACGACTCAGGATGTTCCTCATAAGGCACCCACTGGCCGTCGCGTTGGACAAGACCAACAGACATCACCGAGTCCAGTCCGCGCTACCCCCGCGAGGCAACCTGTTTGACGGCCACTCGGCGCGGTGTTCAGGCCGCTGTCGTATCCTCGACAAGTCTCGCGTTCCCCGAGGAGGCGTCCTCCCCGACGAAGGAGTCCAACCAGCAGGGAGTCTCCCACGGAGAGGTGCCCTGATAGACGAGGCAAGTCCACCAGATTGAAGACCTGGGATATACTCACCCCACAGATTGAACGGTCCACGCCCCACGCTCTCAGCGGCACCCGCACCCGCAGCACGACCAATCCCAGCACCACCAGCCCGCGCGGCCCCGAAACCACGCGCAGCGCCACCTATGGCACCCCCACCGATCAGCGACGCCAAAATCAAAGCAACCACATTACGCAACTCATCGGCCTCAGCCTCACCCTCCTCCTGTCCAACAGAAGTCGCATACTGCTCAGCACCACCACGCTCCGCGACACGCTCCGCAGCTTCCCTGTAACCCGCAGAAGCCACATCCTGAAACTCATCAGCAGCACGCATCCCAGGATCCAACCCGAAACTACCCTCCTGAATCCGCTCATCCTCACCAACCGCCTCATCAAAACGATCCCGCAACCCCTGACGATGCCCCACATCAGCCCACGGCAAATCAGGAACCTCAAACCGCACAGACCTATCAGGACGCCTCACACCAAACGCGCCACCAGCCGAACTAGCCATCTTCACCCACCGCTTTCAAATGTCGAACCTGAAACTCCAACTCATCAACCAACTCAGCATCCGACAACCCAGACGCCTCACGGTCATCATCCACAACAACCCGCCGCTTCGGCGTGAACTTGTCAATGTACTGCAAATACAGAGAAGCAGCCTTCACATCGCCACCCGCAGCCGCACCCCACAAAGCATCAATCACCGACTGCGTACGCTCAGGATGAATATTCAACTCAGCAGCACGCCGATCCCACTCCCGCACAAACCTAGAATCAGACTTGATACGACGAACCGACGCCGCATGAATATCATGCGCCTCAGCCCACTCATACTGATTCTTAGGATCCCGCTCAGGACCCAACAACAACCAATCCAACAACTCTGCCCACAACCCAGGCATCACCTTCACACCAGAATCAGGATCCTTAGACCAGCCCTTACCGCCACCATTCGACACAAACAACACCTCCAACCACAAGACACCCATGTCCCACCAAACCCCCGTGGGA